ACTCTATTTGTTGACGCAAATATCTTATTATCTACGACTAAAGTTCTTACATCACCATCTACTTCCATATATTCTTGTATCAATACTTCTGCATCGTGTTTCCATAACGCTTGAATTGTAGATACTAAACTATCCATACTTTCAATTTTAATTACACCAATACCTTGAGTACCAGTTAATGTTTTAAGTATGATAGGAAATTTATTACCAACTAATTTTACAGCATCCTCTATGTTTTTTTCATTTGAAACAAATGCTGTTCTTGGTGTTGGTATACCAAACTTCTCAAATAATAATGCTGTTGTTAGTTTATTATCACACGTTAACATTGCTGATCGTGTGTTTAACATAAACGCTGATGAATTTTGAAACGCTGATAATAATGATAAACCAGCCTCGTCTTCAATAGAACCTGCTCGTGTTATACAAACAGTATCTTTACCTATAAATGTATGTTCTGAATCTTTACCATCATAATTGTAAATGGTTAAAGTATTTTTATCTTCGTCTTTTCCTGTGATGATAGCATTTTTCGTATTGATAATGACACAATCAAAACCTTTTTTCTTACAAGCTTTTTCTATTAGTCCAACTGTAAGTTCTTTTTTAGGTGTTTCACCAGCCTTTTGTTTCTTAACATTAGGATTTGATTTCGTAATGATCGCAATCGTAATAGGTTTTACCTTACGATCTAGGTCTTGTTCTGTTATATATTCTCTAAATTTTGGAACCAACATTTATTCATTCTCTGATTTTACTTCTTCCTTATTCTCGTCAATTTTTTTTCCAATGTTATATTTAGCTGATAGCGTCCATTCTTTTTTTTCTTTAAAAGGTAATACTTTAATTTGAGATAATGGTGCTTTGTTTTCAGCTTGTGATCTTTCCACTATGTCTATTAAGTTCCAATCTTGTAAAAGAATTGATATTGTGTTTCTTCTTTGAATATCATTCTCTGTCAATGTTGCTTTCTTACCATCTAACGCAAATAGTTCTTTAAAATGTGTTATGAAATATTTACCTTGTTTGTGTAAGATATGACAAGATTGATATAATGTTTTATCTTTTCTACTAGCGACACCGATACGTGTCAATGTTTCTCTGATCTTTAGGAAGTCGTCTGGTTGTTTAATCGTAACCTCTAACATACTCTCTGGCGACCATTGTATTGTTTCTTCACTCATTTTGTTCTCCCACCTTTATTTAAGGAATCTTTTATAAATTCAATTTGTTCGTCTTTTAGTATGTTGAGAGCCTGTTTAGCTTTCTCATTACTGTATCCATAATACTCTTTTACATACTCTAAATTCTTCAATTTGGCTTGTGATAACCACTTGCCACCAAATCGCTTCTGTTTTCTAATACTATTTATGTAAAAGTGAAATTGTATTTTTTTGTCTAAAAAGTGGTAGCCATTCATCTCATTTGCCTGAGCTATACAGTCATAATGCATTGATACACACTTATTAATAATGAAAGGAGGGTACTTCTTCTCCCAGGTTAAATCGTCTGTATCTAATAGGTTTTCTTTAGTGAAATTAATTGCGTTAAGATAATCCTTCAATTCATACATAATATAAACTTGACTTTCTATTTTCTTTTATTGTGTCTGCCCATATACCAATCGCCAGGTTCATAATCCCATCTTTTACCATGATGACCTCGTATATCAGCGTAAAACATTCTTAATTTTACTATCAACTTTCTAAATAATGTTCTCTTTGCCATTCTATTCTCTTATTTAAATTTACAACTTGCCATGATTTCAGTCAAACAAGCAATCATATTTATTTCCTGATCAGCGACAAACGCAGATTTATATTGGTATCCAGCAATAATTAATATAGATTGTGGTATAGATTTTGAATCTAAACTTGAATATAGAATTTCATATATTGTTCTAAACAAATGAGATGGTTCTTTATCGAGGTTTTGAATAACCCACTTTCTCATATCATTAAATCTTTTGTCTTTTAAAGACTTTACTAACTCTTTTGTATTGACTTCTGATAGACTAAACAATATACCACTATCTATCTTACCTCTTACAGAATATCTTTGTAGTTCGTTGATTGTTCTTCTAAAGTCTGGATAGTATTTTTGTATAAGTTCTGCTAATACTTTTTTGTCAAACTCTATATCTTCCTCTTTTAAGACACTCTCAAGGCGATTTAAGAACGCTGTAGCCGTCTTTACACGTTGTCCATTAGTAATCTTAAAGTCTATGACAGTACAACGACTATGTAACGCTGGTATAATTTTATTCTTATAATTACAAGTAAATATAAATCTACAGTTCTTGTAAAATGTTTCTATGAAATTTCTTAACGCAGGTTGTACTGATTCGGCGTTCATGTAATCAGCCTCGTCTATGATTATAACTTTATGATTGGCGTCTTCTGTAAGAGATACAGTTGAAGCAAAGTTCTTAATTTTACTTCTTACGGTATCAATTTGTCTACCTTCATCTGAACCATTTATGATAATATAATCACAATGTAATTCTTCACATAACGCTCTGGCGACTGTTGTTTTACCCGTACCAGCACTACCTGATAATAATAGATTAGGTATTTCTTTTTGTTTTAGGAATTGTGTAAATGTATTTTTAAGTTCTTCCGTTAAAATACAATCTTCAATTCGTTTTGGTCTGTACTTTTCGACCCATAAAAACTCTGACATAATATAAACCTCACTTTATTTCTTTTCTTCATCATATTTTACAGTGACATCATAGCCACCTTTTCTATCTGACCACCAATCATCTTCTCTATCATAATCGTGTTCACTTAAAAACTCCCAAAATTTATCATGTTCTTCGTCAGTAGGTTCTTTACCTTCTGCTTCTAAATCACTTCTAAACTCTTGTTCTTGGTGTGATATGATTTCTTTAAATCGTTGGACAGAACCAAACTCCTCAATGATTGCCTCGTCATCTACATTATATGTAAACTCAGAGGCAACGGAGTGCCATTCAGTTTTTTTGACTATCATTAAAACTCTGAATCAGGTTCTAATGCTATCCAATATTGAACTGCTTTGTTTCTATTAACAAAGTGTGAGATTTTTGCTTTTGAAATAGCAACATCATAATCATCTACAATTTGTTTGAAGTTTTCAGTTCTAAAGAAAGCTGTAAACTCTTTATCAGTTTCACCAACATTAACAGAATATGTATTTGAAGACTTATTCTTTTTGTCAGTAGCAACCATTGAGATACTGCCGCCTTTACCTTCAACTGAAATGTCAGGTAGATTTAAGGTTGTTGCGCCTTTCATTAAATCTGTAAAGTCATTTTTCTTTAAAGTAAATGTAACATGCTTGTCTGGCATACTAATACCTTTACTTGGTGATACAATAACAGATTTATCAGCAAAGAAATATTTAATTCCTCTACTGTTTCCTTTTGATATATTTACGTAACCACCACCATTAAACTTTAGTTCTGGTTTGTCAAATAACTCAACTGATCTTAAAAATTCAGGTAAGTCATAAATCGCAAATTCACTTTCAAACTTTTCTGATACTTCAGCTTCTGCCAAAATATTTTTCATAGTAGAAATAGTTTGTACTTTATTCCCTGGTTTAATCAATAGATTTTGATTAATGTCAGAGAAGTTTTTTAACACAGATAATGTGTCAGTCGATAGATTCATCTTTCACTCCTTTTTCATAATTTAATATAATATATAATATCATAGTTTAGTCTTATTGTCAATGTTATAACAGATCATCACCATTTTTAGATAGTAGATATGCTAATACTTTTTCTGGAGAAGATTCTCCATACGGATCAGAAACACAGTTATTTTCTTTACCTGGTTCTTCAAACATCTTTTCGACAACGCCATTATTTACAATAGCAGCATATCTCCAAGACCTCTCACCAAATCCTACATTGTCTTTTTTAACAAGCATGTTCATGCCTTCTGTAAAGACACCTGAACCATCTGGTAAAACTTTTACATTTTTAATACCTTCATTACACGCCCAAGCATTCATTGTGAAAGAATCATTAACTGATATACAATAAATTTCATCTATCTCCATAGCTTTAAAGTCTTCATACTTACTTTCAAAACCTGGTAATTGCTGTGATGTACAAGTAGGTGTGAATGCACCTGGTAAACTGAATATGATTATTCTTTTATCTTTGAAAATATCGTCTGTAGATTTTTCAACCCAAGAACCTTCTTCAAATGAGCAACCACCATCTTCGGTAATGTCGCCTTCTCTTATCTTAAATATTACTTTTGGTAACTCCATTATATACTCCTATATTTTTCAAGTCTTCATTATATACTAAAAGGGCGCTCAAGTCAAGTGTGAGCGCCCTCTGAATTGATATTAATTACTTAATATTAATAGTTCTTGGTTTTTTGTGTTCTGGAATGATTCTTTCCATAGACACTTTTAAAAGGCCATCTTTTAACTCAGCGCCTTTTATCTCTACATCTTCAGCGATTGTAAAAGATTTAGAGAAGTATCTTTTAGCGATACCTTTATGGATTACTCCATCTTCATCTTTATCTTTTGTAGCTTCTACAGATGATTTGATATTTAATATACCTTCTTCCAATGTAATATCAATATCTTTTTTATTGAACCCAGCAAGTGCTAGTTCAACATCATAGGTATTTTTACCTGTCTTTACGATATTATATGGTGGGTAATTATATCTAACCATTTCGTTGAAATTGTGGTCGTCCATCATTCTTTCAAAATGGTCAAACACGTTATCAAACCCAACGGTTACTGGTCTTAATTGATTGAATATACTTAATGCTTTATTAGTCATTATAACTCCTTTTGTTAAGCAAGTTTATTTTAAATAGAACCCATTATGGCGTTCTACATTTATTTATATAAGTACGATATTTTATTTGTCAACCTTACTTATAGAAATTCACTAGGCTGAGGATCCCTACCAGTTCCCTAGTGAATATCTATAAGTGGTACTTTGTTTTGTCAAGGAGGTAAAGTACCAAACATCACCTTATTGCGACACCGATAAATTTTATCGGGTTTTCTTACGCCGTTAAGGTCTTACGAACAGCCCTAACAATAATATATATACATCAAGTCAGGCGTAAAAACTGTTTAATTAAAAGCCCCTTTGAAGTCTTAGCTTCTTTTGTGCTTTCTTAAAGTTAGCAATACCCTCTTTTTTCTTACGTCTTTTACGTTCAGATGGTTTCTCATATACAGATTTTTCTTTTGCTAATCTAAAAATTCCTTCTTTTAAAACTTTCTTTTTTAGAACTCTCATAGCTTGTTCTAAATTACCGTTTCTAACATCTATTTTAATACTCAATTTATTTTACCTCCTCTCCTAACGTGTAGTAAAATGGTGGAGGGCACAACCCCTCCACCTAGGACTACACTATGTTTGATAGATTTAGATAACATCTTCGTCATCCGACTCACTATCGTTGTCATTCGTTTGAGCTTCTACATCAGCTTTTCTCTGGTCCTCTATAATGTCTTCAACACTAGCGCCAGAGTCAACTTTTGTATATAACTCAACAAACGAATTTTTTGTATCATCATCAAATCTATTAGTACACATTTGAATAGCTTTCATCTTATTATCAAAGATTGAATAAGCTTGTGTAATGTGGACTAATCTTCTTGTAGAGATAATCTCATCAACACCACCATCAAAATATGTTTTTCTGATTACATCAGCCCACGTTGTTAATTTATCAACGAATTTGGCGTCTGATTTACCATAAGACTTTAATGTATTGTTAAGTATTTTTTTCTCAATACTAACACTTGGATATTTTTGCTCAAAGGTAATTGGAAATCTTTCCAAAAATGCCTCGTTAAGAACATTGGTACCGATAAACTTACCGTCTTCGGATCCTTGACCTTTAGTGTTAGCAGTGGCCATTACATTGAAACCATTAACAGGTTTAACATACTTGTTAATCTTTTTAACAAAGACACCAGAGCCTTCAAGGATTGGTTGTAAACACATAATCTTATTACTTGCTAAGTCAATCTCATCAAGTAAAAGAAGAGCGCCTCTTTCCATCGCCTCAATAACAGGACCATTTTGCCATACAGTTTGGCCATCTTTAAGTCTGTAACCACCTAACAAATCATCTTCATCTGTTTCAATGGTAATGTTTACCCTAATTAATTCTTTTTTAGCCTCGGCACAAGCTTGAGTAACACCCATAGTTTTACCGTTACCAGAAAGACCTGTAATAAACACAGGATAAAATTTATTAGATTTAATAATAGACTTTAAATCTGGATAGTTACCAAAACTAACGAACACAGGATCTTTTTTAGGTACGATATTACCTGTCAAAGATGAAACCACATAAGCAGCTTCTTTTTTAGTTTCATTAGCAGGGGCTAATATTTTTTCATTATCAGTATTCGCTTCAACTTTTTTAGTAACTTTTACTGATTTAGCTTCGCCATCAACCGGCAGATTAAATAAAGATTTACCAACTTTGTAATCTTTATTTTTAATTAACCATTGTGGAGCATATTTACAACCAAATTTAGCATTGGCTTCTTTTAATTCTCCTACAGTTAATTGAGATTTGCCAAACTTTTCTAAAGCGTGTTTAACAAACTCTTGTTGTTTAGTGTTTAACATAGTGTTTTTCTCCTTTTTCATAGTTATTATTGGTATATCCTATCATAATTGGCATAGAAGTCAAGCCTATAAAAAGCATAGTAAATACTACCATTTTAAGCGACCTCCTCTATGAATTTGTTTAATAACGATCTGGAAACGATTCGGCCTTTCATTGATTTGCTGAATAACTGCTTAATCTTACCAGCTTTCATACCATCATTTACTGCTGAAAGGTCTGTATTCTCAACCGCCATTGTTTTACCATTTAATAAAAAGTATCTATTGTAACCTGGTTTGTTTACATCAGCAACTTTATCTTTATTAAATTTCTTTTTTACAGCTTCTAATTTAGATTGTTTATCATTCCAATCTTTATATTGGCCAATCATTGATTCTAGTTCCCACATTCTGTTTAATCTTTTAACAACATAGAAACCAATTGTATTAATACCATATTGATTTTTTAAAACTGTTAATAATAAAGTAGTCATATGGCCATAAACAAATTTGTCTTCTACTGAATATTGTTTTTTACCAATTGTAACTATTGGTGTACCACCAGATGTTTTTAATATTGATAAACCTTTTTCACCATTAGCAATAGTTTCAGTACCATAGTTTGAATTAGCACCACCGTCTGTTAAAGTAATAAATGTCATTTTTTCAATATTGTATTTTTGTTTAAACATTGGCACTAATTTATTCATAGCAACTAAAGCTTCGTTTAGTGGTGTAGTTCCTAACCAAAATTCTTTTGGAATATTAAATCTATCACCATTGTAGTAATCTACACTATCGTAACTTTTATGTGAGTATCTATCATCATAATATAAACCCATATGATGTAAATACATTAAAGACTCATCTAAATCTGTTTTTTTCATTTTGTGGCTGGCAACATTAATTAAATTGAAATCATCAAATTTACCATCACCGTGTTTAAGATTCCAAGATTTAGATTTAATATTAATTCTATTACCTTTGTCATCATAATCATAAGAATTACCATCTCTATTACCATCCATTTCACTAGTAAATAAATAAACTTCAAAAGGTATATTAATTTTTTGACAAAACCAAATTAAATTCATAAGTTGGTCAACTGTCTGTTTAATTACATCACACATTGAACCAGACCAATCAAGTAACATCATCATACCGTGGTTTTTAGCGTCTGGTAAGATAGTCAATCTTTTAAATATATCATCACTAAATTTGTAATCTTTTAATTTAAGAGGATCAATAACACCAGTTTTATCTGTAGAAGCTCTTTTGTAAGCTGTAGCAGATTTTTTCATTTCAAACTCTTTAACAAGATAGTTAACAGTTTTTTTGTTATCGTTTTTAAATTGTTTAAAGTTATCTTTTAACCAATTAATATATTCAATTCTTTTATTATGGTCATAAGAATAATATTCGTTTCTTTTATAAGAATATTCTTTCCATTTTTTAATCCAATCTTTGTTTGATACTATAACTTTTTTTAAGTTAGGTTCTGGTAAATTAAAGTAAGTGTATTTTGTTTTTCCATCTAACAACTTTTCTTTGTTTTTTTCGTAAGATGAATCAGTAATAGCAATTAATTTTTGAGGATCCACACCACCGTCACCACCAGCACCATCTGTATTGTAAGAGTTGGCTTCTTTGCCTTCACCATCTTCGGTATTCTCATCTGATTTATTTGTTTGTGATTCTTGGTCACCGTCATCATTTGAAGATTCTGAATTATTACTTTTAATATTTGTATTACCATCTTTAGTATTAACATTATTATCTGAATCTAATTCTTCACCTAAACCATAATTTTCAACTAAAGCTAATTCATCAAAATTTGGTAATTTTTTCATTTGTTCAATTTGATCTTTTTGCCAATTTAACATTTCCTTAGCTAACTTAACAACTTGATTAAAAGTTTTTAAAGCGTCAACTTTTACTAACCAATCTTTTTCTTCACTAGAAAAATTAAATTTAATTCTAGTCATTGACTTTGATCTTAAATTAATTTTATCAATTAACATTAAATCTTTATTTACGTCTTTACCTTGTAAACTAAAGAAGTTTTGTTTTTCCATAATATCAAAACCATTAAGATAATTTCTAACAACACCTGGATATTTCTTTTGAATTAATTTGTCAATTCTAGTATCTTCTAATACATTTACATACGATCTCAATTCATCATCACCTGAAATCTTTTTCCAACCATCTGTTGGTGTATATAAAGCGTGAGAACATTCGTGTGCTATTAACATATCATAAACATCACCACTTTGTACTTTAAAAATAGGTAATGTTAAGATACGATTAACAGTATCAAAACTTGCTGTCTTAACTTGATTATGTTGAATTGAAATATTTTCAGTAGCAATTAATTTTGCTAACTGTGATTTAGTGTTTATGTTTATTTGTGTAGTCATAGTGTTATCCTATATTATTTTGTTAAAAATGTCAAGCCTATAAATTTTGTAGAAAGCGGTTAACAAGAAAGAAAAAATATGAATTAAACAATTAACCGCTTTCATAGGATAATCCTATCGCAAAACGCTTAAAAAGTCAAGCCATTAATTTTTGTTGATTTTACTTACTTTTTAGAAGAACAGAACCAGAACGCTTATCTACCTACTTGATTTAGAAAGTGATTCTTACATTCTTCCCAATTCATATAGATTAAATCATCATAGAAATGACTATCTGTATTATAACGGCCTTGTTCAATTAGTGATTTTACACGTTTTTTGGCGTGTTTTTCTTTCCATACTTTAACTAGTGATTCGGTACTATTATCAAATCTTTTAATTAAATCTTTTTCTTCTATCTTACCACATAAAAATTCGTTTGTATTTTCATATAACTTTGTAAAATAGATACCTCTTTGATGTTCAGTTCTAATATACTCTTTTGGTATATCTAGTTTAGAATATGTAAAGTTTAATGCTCTATTCTTATGATCTCTTTTTAATGGTTGGCCGTTAGGTCGTTTTGCCTCATGCCATTCCCAATATCTTCTTGTATGGTTTTTCTTTAACCATACCCATATCATATTTCTAACTGATCTACTAGGTTGAAATGATACTGAACCTGTTGTAAAGCCCATTCTTTTCCAATATTTTAGTCCATCATATTGTGATAATGTATTGGCCTTTGCTTTACCATATAAACTTGTAGTAGTTACACCAACTAGTGTATCTTTGTATTTCTCTTTCCACTTGTTTTGTACTTCATCTGATAAACATAGATATGCTAACAGTTTACCACCTGTAAATGAATAACCTAGTGGTTGTGTAGGTACAATAGATGAACCTATTGCTGTGTGATTAATCTTACCTTCAAATGTTTTAATCTGTCTATCCCAGCCTATAAACTTATCTCGTGGTGTTAAATCCATAAAGTCACCAGATATACAAATTACACCAAGGTATTTGCCTGATCTATTATCTTTTACTATAAAGAACATCTGTCTACCAATGTTTGAATTGTTTTTCATAGTAGATAAGAAAGTTCTTAATGTATTCCACTTTTCAGATAGGTCACCTCTTCTTTTTTGGCCATTAAAGTTTAATTCTGTGTCATCTGTAAATTCTAACACAGGCTCTAACTTATCAATATCTTCAGGCGATTCTGGAATCCATATATTATTTTTAACTGATTTAATAAAGGCCTCTTGTGTAGGATCAACAAGAGCTGGTCTATCATCAAAGAAATTATTTGTTTCTACTGTCTTATACTTTTCGTGTACTTCAATCCACTTCTCGTATAAAGTGTATTCTTGGACTGTCATCTTTGATACAAAGGCCAAGTCTTTTTCTATAGATGATTTTAAAACTGATTCGGATATATCTTCTACTTGTGATATGTCATTTTCATCTGACCATATCTTCCACTGTTCTTCTACCCATTTGTCTTCATTGTCTTTACTCATAATATAGTATAAGGTATCACACTTATTTTAAAATGTCAATGCTGGCCTCGGTTTCAATTACCACACGAGCACCACAAGATAATATAGCTTTTTCGTTTCCTCCATAAACCACCTTACTAGGTCCGTTAATTTGAACCTCATGGCAATAAGTGTTTTTAGAACCTTGTTTTACTGTAATAACAGGCTCGTTTTCGTTATTTTTTTTATTACTTCTTATTACGTGCTGGTTTACGTGTATGTATGTTTTTCTTTTTCTCATTTAATATTCTTCCATAATTTGGCCATCCAAATTTATCTGGTGATTCGTCAACGTATCTCCAACGAATAACATCTGTCATTGGATTTCTTTCGTATATTTTTGGTCGTTCTTTTGGCATATTACTCCTAACTTATTGGTTTCTCAATAATTTTGGCTTCTTTATCTTTCTTCATAATGTCCATCATTTTTTCAGCCTTCTTATAAGCTCTATCTAATTTAAATTTAGAAGCGTGTTCTGTAAATGTTCTACCTAACATATGTTCATATTCGTGTTGGAATATTCTACTCATCATACCATCTAAATGAGCTTCTTTTAAATCACCATTTTCATCTTCATATTTTACAACTACTTTACGAGGTCTTTTAATTTGTAAAAATACAAAAGGAAAAGTTAAACAACCCTCTTGCATCATTACTTGTTCCTCACTACTTGTTAATATCATAGGATTAAAACAAGTCATTTTTAAACCATTTTCTATTTGTAGATGTCCACCCATAACAAACATATTAAATGGTAAACCTACTTGATTCGCTGACAGACCTATACCACCATATTTTTTCATAGCGTCAAACATTTTATCTGATAGTTCTTTTCTATCTTTAAATCCTTCTTCTTTTAACATATCTTCCTGAAACGGTGCTATGGCCGTTTGTACTCTTGGATCTGTTGGTGGTATTAATTTTAGTTCTTTCATATTATCTCCTATGCTTGATTCAACCTTGTAAAGTTTTTGTATTTTTCAAATTTAACTATGTCTGTAAATTTATCAAATAATATATCTCCTTTGTGTGATATAATAAAAATGTTTTCTTTTGTCATAGTCTTTATAATTTTAAAGAAGTCATCTGTGCCTTGGCCATCTAAACTACTGTCAAAGATTTCATCTAATACAAGCAAGTTTGTGTTCACACTATTTTTCATCTTAGCAATCTGTCGCCAAGTAAATAGTAAAGCAAGGTCTATTCTCATCTTCTCACCCTCACTAAAGTTATTGTAGTTAAAGGTATCTCTAAATCTACTTTTTACTGTTTCGTTAAATTCTTCATCTAAATGAAACGATATAAAAAAGTCCATTGATTGTAGATATTGATTAATTAAAGTATTCATAATTGGTACATACTTTTTAATTATTTGAGATTTAGCTCCTTTATCATTTAATATTTCTCTTAATATATCTACATAACCTTTTTTTTCTACAATTTTATCTCTTTCAACTTTAGTGTTTTCTAAATCAACTTTTAGTTGTTCTAATTGTAATTCTATTTCTTTACCATCTGTTTGTTTGTTTTCTAAAGCCTTAATTTCTTCATGTATATTATTTGAATACTTATTTAATTCTTCTATTGACGTTTGTAGTTTAGATACCTCTACATTCATTTCATACATCTTATTAGACATTTTTTCCATGGCTGTAATTAGTTCTTCTTGTCTGGCAATCTCTTCCATTAGTTTTTTCATGCCATCATTTAAACTAACTAATTTACCTTTTTCGTGTTCTATTTTTTCACCTTTAAAATCTGGTTCTAATGGTTGTGTACAAGTAGGACAGTTATCGTTTTCTTCAAAAAACTCTAAATTCTTTTTATGTGTAGATAGATTTTGTTCTATCTTAGCCTCTAGTTTAGATAGTTTACTTAACTTAGCCTGCTCTTTGTCTTTATACTTTACCTTATCCTGATATGATTCTAGTTCTATATTGATTTCTTCTATCTTTTTATGATATTGATAGTTGGCTTCTGTATTCTTATCTAATGTCTTCCTTTTACCATCCAGGTCGTTCAGGTTAAGGTCGGAGAGCGCTTTGTAGTGTTTTAATTCTGTTTCATACTTGGATTCTATAAGATCACATTTATGGCGTAATTCTGTTACATTTCTGGTTAATTCTGATTGCTGTGGTCTTAATATTAAATCCATAAGGCCAAACACTCTTATGTCTAATATTTCTTCTACCACTTCTCGTCTGTACCTTGGTTTCATCTTCATAAACGGCTCATAAGATGATGACCCTAACAGCACCACTTGTAAAAATGATCTATAGTTTAATCTCATTATATTATTTTCTAAATATTTTTGATAATCAATATTAGAGGCGTCTTGGTTTATCAACTGGCCGTCTTGGTAGATTTCAAATATATTTGGTTTGATACCTCTTATAATCTTATATTTTTTTGTACCCACATCAAACTCTAAAACTATTTCACAGTCACCGTTATTTACTGTGTTGACCATTTGTTCTTTTTTAATAATTCTAAATGGTTTATTAAATAGTACAAAACATAAGGCGTCTAATAAAGTTGATTTACCAGAACCATTACTACCTACAATCAAAGTAGTATTTGATTTGTTTAATGATATTTCTATTGGTGTATTACCAGTAGATAAAAAGTTTTTATATTTTATTTTCTTAAAAGTAATCATGTGGTAGTTTCTCTTTGTTTATAATTCTTAAATTACCTGATACACTTATTCTAGTTACTTTAGATTTAAAAGGACAAACCCAATGTTGCAATAAAGCTGGAAACATAAACATATCACCTGTTTGTGGTCTAATTGCTGTACCTGTAGTCGCCCAACGAGGTCTTGCTTGTTGTGTATATTCAAACATTAAAGAACCTGGTTTTGCTGATGTGCCTTTATAATCTTCTTGTTCTTTTTTGAGTTGTTTAGGCACATCTAAAAATAATACAAATGAATAATCAGCACCGTGTGTATGTACAGGATTAAAGTCACCAGCTTCCATAAAGTTAACCCATAAATCATCTGCTCTTAAATCTACATTTAGTTCTTCTATACCGTGAAACTTACAATGACCATTTCTATATGCTTGTATTATTGGGTGTATCTCATTATAAAACCATTGTTGTATATTTTCTGGATATAAAAATTGATTATCTAAATGACCAGCTAAAGCGTGATTATAACTTTCTTTTGCTTTTTTACCTTCAGTTTTTAACTTTTTAATAATGTAATCAGGCACTTTTGTTTTCATAACATAAGGACCCCAATTCATATGAGTAGATTTTACGTTTGTTATTTTGCTCATTCACTAGCCTCCACATAAAGTTCTTTGGCAAACTCTTTAAGTTTATGTTTATCTAAATCAGTATCTACCTGATCAATATAGTTTCTTAAAAAAGTTAATGTGTCTTCACCTGAGTCTAATATATCATCTCTAACGGAAGACTTAATATCAGTAGGGTCTTCTACTATTACTAACTCATGTACATTTATGTCGTTATAAAACTTTTCTATAAGTTTATTATACATTTCTTCTTTTGTTTTTTGAGATACTATTAATTTAACAAAACAGTTATCATAGTTTTCAAGTCTTTGATGTGTATAGTCATATTTGGTATCATCATATACAAACTTTTTAAATATTTTATTTGGATTTTCAACTCTTTCTATTTCTCTTGTAGCTGTATCAAAGATATGAAAACCTTTAGGACATTTATAATCTGACCACATAATTTCATATTGAGTTCCTAGATAATAGATATGGCCATCATCTGATTTTTTGTGAAAGTGTCCTGATAATACTTTTTCAAATCTTCTAAATTGTTGTCTTTCTAAACCATGTTCATTCATATGGCCGCCGTGCATTTCAAAACCCTTTATCTCTAAATGGCCAAAACATATATCAGCATTTGAGTGATCTATAGCGTGTATTGATTCTTCGTAATTGTCATCACAAATCCAAGGAAGAAATTGTATTTTAGTTCCATCAAATTCTACTTCTCTTGGTTGTGTGTATATTTTAACTTCTGGTCCTATATTTAAATTTTCTATGGCATTTACTTCATTTGTATTCTTATAATAAGTATCGTGGTTACCAATAATAATATGTGTGTCTATTTTTAAATCAGCTAGTCTATGCCAAAACTTCTCTTTAAAGTTATGTGCTGTATTGTGATTTATAAACTTTCTTCTATCAACAACATCACCAAGGTGTACAAGTGTTGTTATATTGTTTTCTATTATATATGGAAAAAAGACCTCATCATAGAATTTGTTTTGATACTCCATAAATGCTGGAGAGTCATTTCTACATCCAAAATGGGTATCGTTTAGTAAAGCAAGTTTCATAATTAAACAAAGAATTTAGTTGTTGTTACTTTTTTCTTTTTTTTCTTAACTGGTGTTTTATCTTTTTTAGTAGGTTCTTCAATTCTCATATTCTTTTGTAAAAATTCTTTAAACTGATTTTTAAATTCTCCATCTTCGCCTGGTTGAAGTGCTACATCATCATAGTTATTATCCATAATTAACTTATGTTTGATTGTTACCTGTTTTTTTTCTTTTTGTATTCTTCTAATAAAGGCAAAGTAAATAATTTGAGTAAAGTAAGCAAATGGGTTACTTGACTTGGCTGGGTTAAAATTGTCCAAATATTGTAAACAATTTTCTATACCATCAGAAATCATATCATCTCTAAATGTGTAATTAATAAAATTTGGTCTGTATGATAAGTGATTTGCTATTTTTAAAAAACAACTACCAATGTAGTCTGATACTAATGGCTTTTCTTTTTTTTGTTTTATAGCTGTATCAACGGCTTTCTTGTAGGCTTTCATAGCCTCTAAAAATTCAGCATTATTAACATAATGTTCTGGTTTCTTTTTTGTTTTAGTCATAATATATAATATACTCTATTTTGTTTAAAATGTCAATGTTTTAACATATCAATCTTTAATTAATTCTACTACAACAGCTTCTGCTTTGCCATAATCTTCAAAGTTTTCATTGTAATGTTTCCACATTTTATTTTCTAATTGTTTAGGTGATCCTTTAAAAGTATAATTGTATTCACAATATTTCATTGGTTCATCACTATTATATGTAACTTTTACTCGCCACTCACTTTTTTTCATAATAGCATTGACATTTGATTAAATTTGTATATAATAGAGCGTGTAGCGAGGTAAGTTGAGAAAGCTCCAGCTTAGTGTAGTGTTCCATTACCTTCATCATCATAATCATTAAACTCATCAAATATTTCATTTACTTTTTCATTATCTTCTTTAGAGAACATACTTCTTTTATAGTCACTATCTTTTCTTGGAGCTTCAAGTTTTTGATAGTCGTTTGACATATGATTAAAGGTTTTCTCCATTTCGGAACTGGCGTTTGTAATCGTTAAAATCTTTTTAATTGGTATAGTTATAATCTCATCATTGGTATAGGCCGCCCATTTAATAAGAGCCACATAATCTTTAAAACCTTGTGGTGTTAGTTGAGGTACATACTTAATTAATAATGGTTTTACTAATCTAATAAGGCCTGTCTTCTCGTCCAATTGTTCTTTAGGAAAAGCACAAACAATATCGTCACCATTATCAAGTTTAATTACTTTTATAGATTGTGTAAGCTGATGCATTTTACTTTAACTCCACGTTATGGATTTCATAATTAAAATCTTCTTCATTGTAAATATTTATCCTTTCTCTAAAATGAGCCAAAGTGTAATTCTCTTTTTCGTTGTAAGTTAAATCATCAGCAATATCATATAAAGTTGCCGAAGAATTATTATCTTTTAACCTAAGGCCACGACCAATAGATTGTAAATTTCTAATACGAGATTTGCTAGGGGAACTGAAAACAATGTTGTGAAGATTCCTAATATTAACCCCAGTGGAAAAGACACCATAGCTAGCAATAATGATAGCGTTATCGGACTTCTCCGTAATAGCTCTAATATCTTCCCTAACATCAGCCTCTACTCCTCCGTGAACATAAAACACTTTCCTATCCTGTGCTTTATCTTCTATTAACTCTTTAAGAATCTCACCGTGTTTTTCAACATATTGAAATAAGCATAAAGAATTGCCTTGTAAAGAAAGACAAAGATTCCTGATATATTTATTTCTTTTTTCATTAGAAACCAAATAATCCATTTCTTCCTGATATGTTTTATCTTTTAGAAAATGTCTAGCATCCTTGTCATGTTGTAGTATTAAACAGAATATTTTTAAATCGGCCAATTGGTTCTTTTCTTGTAATTCACTTGTAGATACAACTTTATTTACTGTACCAAATAGACCTTCTAATACTAACTTATGTGTTTTAGTACCATCTAAAGTACCTGTAAGGCCTATTCTATATTTACACTTATCTAATTTGGTCATTATTTTTGTTAGTGAAACCGCTTTAAACAAGTGAGCTTCATCACCAATAACTGTACCATAATCTGAAAACCATTTTTTAGGCATATTATATATTTTTTAGGCATATTATATACTGATTGCCAAGTAGTAATTACAACTCTCTTATTAGTTACCTTTTCGTGGCCTTGATAAATCTTGTGTACATTTCTCTCACTATTATAACCATAATCTTTAAAGTCTTTAAATAATTGTTCTACTAATGATGTGGTGGGTACAATAATTAATATCTTATCTTGTTTAGTATCTTTAAGTCTTAATAAATTAAATATTAATATTAAGTATATTATAAGAGATTTACCTGAAGCAGTTGGAGATAATAACAAACATCTATTCTTTTTAACGGCGTGAACAAAGGCCTCTTTTTGATAATCTCTTACTTCTATTTTTGGTATTTTTAACGCTTTGATAAACTGATCTATTTTTTTATCATCTATGTTAGTATCTTTTATTTTCGTACCATCAACAACCTGTACATTATTATCTTTACACCAATTTAATATGTAAGGGTATAAGCCAGCATATATTTTACCGCTAGCATAATTAAATAATCTTATTTTTCCGTCCCATACCCTATTACGATATTGAGGCATAAACTTATATCCTGGCACCTCAAATGTAAAGTATTCACCAAGTTCTCTACGAATATCAGCATCTGCCTCTATTTTTAGATGTACTTCGTCTGGTTTATCTATGATTAGGTATCGTATGGTGGTCATTTTTAGATAGCGCCACTAGTAAACTTTCTCCAGTCTATGGCGTTCTTAATAGTAAAACCTCTATTACCTATTTGTCTAATTGTTCTATCTAAAAAATCTACAGTTGTAGAAAGGTAATCAACTTTTTGTTTTTGTTTTTGTAAATCAATATCCGAATCTAAATATTTGTCTATATCAGTTCTTAATATTTTTAAGTCAAAAGGTTTTTCAGCATATACTGAAGCGTCTGCTTTTCCTGTATAATATTCCCATTTATCTTTTTTCATAATATTATATTCAGTTTCGGCACGACTTAACATTAACTTATACTTTGTTAAGTGTTTCATAAATTCGTTGTGTAATTGAGGTGTCTTTAATGATTCTAAATCAAGTTCAGTATCATTAATTTTTAGCTTGGTATCAGCTAATTGTTGTAATTGTTCCAAATCCATAATATCTCCATAATAACACAAAAGCTTTAAAAAATCAAGCTTCTATGAGGTTGTAACGCTAGTTGTAGATGAGCCTACAGTAGCAAAGTCATATATTTCATAATTAAAGGAAACAGTTGCTGTTAGATATTCAACATCTGCGGCCTGTTGATTATAGTCTAGTCCTGTCAAAGAAGTAGGAAATACATTTCTAAATCTTACTTCTAATTGAGGATTATTCTTACTCGTTAATACTGTTAGTGTAGCGTCTGAATATGTACCACCAACACTAGTAGCACCATATTTTACCTTACCTATTTCTGTACTAACAGATTGATTTTTAGCTGGGAACCTATCATTACCAGCTGAAACTAAACCTCTAAATTCTGAATAGTCACGTGGAAAACCTAAACCAACCAACCAACCGTGTATTTCTTGGAAGTTTTCTAAATTTTCATCTACTAAAAAAGTCATTGATAATGGTTCATATGTCAACTTATCACCAGGTAAAGGTATATCTTTAAATGGAGTTTGTTGTGAAATATTACCACCTAGTGTAATACCAGGTATATTAACAGCTGTACAAAAATATTCTACCTTTGGTAGTTTAAGTATGTTAAATTTAAACTGTGTAGGACTGGCATAATCTTGTGCCGTTGGTTGCCTACTATATGAGTTAGTGGTTGTCATATTACTATTTATATATTATTTAGGTAGTGTTCCTGATTCACCCAATTTCTCTAAAGCATCCACAATTGTACTCATACTTACATTATCCTTTTTACAAGGTTTTTCTTCAGTAGATACTTGTAGTTCTTCGCATACAGGTATGTCTTGTTGTTTTACTTCTTCTTCACAGGCATTTGCCCAAGTAAAAACACCTAACATAATTAATGATATGACGAATATGTATAAGTATTGAATTAAAATTTTCTTCATAGTTGTCCTGTATTTAGTGCATAAAAAAAGGGCGGTTTTGAGGCCGCCCTTTTAAATAAATCAATTAAGATTACATTAAGTTCGCAACTTTGACTCTTCTGTAGTATCTGTTAGCGTTGGCATTACCAGCACCGTTGATTACAGCATTGTCAGATACGCTTGCTTCAGCAAAAGGATTTGCTTGTAAGCCGTATCTTGTTTTAAACCCAATTTTCGGTTGGAAAGTGTCCTGACCAACAGCTCTTACCATTTGTAGAGGTACATATGGGCAGTAGAATATACCAGCGTCATATGGTGAAGTACCTTTGTAACCTACTACAAAGTATTGAGCAGCAGCGTTATTAGCACTGTATGGATCAATGTACACTTTGTACTTACCGTTTAATACACCAGCAAAAGTATTACCTGTGTCGTCAACGTTTAGGTTATTGTTAAGAGCAGGTGTGTAGTCTAACACGCCAGCCATTTGAAGTGCAGAAGCGACATCTGAAGAACAGATAATCATATTTCCTCTACCTCTTCTTGTTCTTTGAGCGATAACGTTTGCTTCTCTCTCAACTTGGAACATTAAGCCTTTGAATCTCTCAACAGACCATCTACCGTTTGAGTCAGTATCTAAATCAAAGATACCAGCAGCAGTTGTGTTGATAGCACTAACAGCACCAATGTGAGTTGATGAGTTGTCAGATGCACCGATTTCAGCGTTGATGTAAATTGTTCTTACAACTTCTCTATTGATTTCCGCAAGGATTTCAGCAGATAGGATGTTAGCCAATTCAGTTTCAGCGTCTAAACCGTGGATTGCTTTAAGGTCTTGAGCAAGTTCCATAGTGTATTCAGCTTTAAGAGCTCTTGACTTAGCAGTCACAGTTGATTTCTCAATTGAGAAAGCCATTTGAGCAAAAGCGTTATTAGCAGAATCACCTAGAGCTTCAGCAGTAGCAGTTGCCATACCTTGGCCTCTTGTGTATGCTGTGCTTGGGTCATCATTTAATAAACCTGGGTTTGAACCAGTTTGAGCAGCACCAGAGTTAGCTGTTGAATCACCAGCAGCGTTTCTGCTAGAGAAGTCTGTATCAGCTTCGTCAAATAATGCTTCGTTACCTGATTGGTTAGTATATCTGCTTCTCATAGCAAAGATAAGGCCAGTTGGTCCAGTCATTGGCTGAACGCCAGCAATATCGTAAGCAATCAAATTAGGCATAGCTCTTCTAACTAAAGAAATAAGGATTGGATCCCAATTCTGTACTGATGAACCAGTAGCGTTAGTTGGAGCAGCTTCATTTAAGAAAGCAGCGTCTTCTTTTGATGCTCTTTCTTGGTTTTCCAAGATAGTAGCAGTAACGGCACGTCTGTAAGAATCCGTGATCTTTGGAAGATCAGCGTGTTCTAGGACTGGCTGCCATTTTTTTTCGTATTGTTCTGATAAATACATTTGTTTTTATCTCCCGTTTTATTTGTTAGACAATTTAATGTCTTTGGTTTTACTTATAGCGGCGGTATAAGCAGCCATAGCATTTGATAAATCTTCAGGTTGTGAAGAATCACCAGCAACTACTTCGTCTATCTCGTTACCACTTGCTTCAACTTTTTTGCCAAAGTAACTTTCTTTAATAGTAGATACTTTAGTTGTAAAGTCTTTTTCATTTGAATACTCAACTTCTTCAGCTAGTTTGTTGAATTTCTCCTTAGCAGTATCAGCTAAATCGCTAGACATTTCATCAATGATGTCTTGTCTTTTCATCTCGCCGTTTGCTTTGTTTAGTTCAACATTCTTTTCTACTTGTTCGTTAAGTTTCTTCTCAAGCTCTTCAATTTTGCTTGCTTGATCTTCTAGTACATTGTATTTCTCATCTGGAACATCAATGTAGTGATCTTCAAACAATTTCTTTAAGCCAGAAATAAAGTCTTCAGCGATCTCACCTTTGATACCTCTTTCAATAGCGATAGAGTTCTCTTTCATCCATTCTTCAACAATGTAGTTCAAGTATGAATCAACTTTTTCGGCAAGTTCAGCTTTCTGAACTTCAACTTCTTCTTTTAATTTTTCTTCATAGCTAGCATTCATTTTTTTCTTCATTTCTGAAACTTTTGATTTCAGAGCTGCTTCAAAAATTGTAGATGCTTTTGCTTTAAAGTCTTCAGATAAGTCTTCGTCTTTAGTTAAAGCTTCAACGTCAGCAGATACGTCAATA